CGCTGCCCGCAATCAGGTGAAGATGTTCGTGTCGAGGCAAGCACCATCGTGTCGTCATGGTTCACGAACATCTTCACCTGATTGCGGGCAGCGAGGGTGCGCTGGAACGCCCCGGGTCGAATCTGCTCAATGAACGGGAGGGGCTCGCTGTCGCTGTTGAACACCGCGGCGTACCCGCTGAACACCGCGCCGGCGCCAGCCTCACGGACCTCAAGATCCTGAACCTGCACCTGACGAACTTCAACCTTGCTCATGTTGTTCCTTTCGCCGCTAATGCGCTCGGCTTGCCGCTCCAGCCATGCGCGTGCCGGCTGTGGATTCAAAGGGTCAATGCCCCACAGGTAGTGGGCGACCGCGCCCGCCCCTGGCCACCGGGGATGGTCGGGGTCGGTGTTCTGATCGGCCTGCAAATCTGCTGCGTGGCGGGCAGCCCACGCATTTGCGCGGACCACCTTGTCGTCGGACATTTGGCCCCGCGCCATGAGGCGGGCCTCGCGGACGGTCTGCTCCGTCAGGCCATCCCCACCGAAGCCTTCACGGCGCAGGTCAAGGCCACGTTGTGCTGCGGCCCTCACGTATTGCGGGACGGTGACGGCGCGCTCACCACCGGGCTCCATGCCTTCCGCGATACTCACCGCGACCATCTGATCGATGGCAGCCTGCTTTGTCGTGTGGCAGCCGATCACTTCGCCGTCATCCTTGACGGTCGCCCAGCCCGAGCAGCCGGATGCCTGATCGGTGATGAAGTACGGCATCAGAGCATCTCCATGATGAGCAGGTCGTCCTCGTGGCGGCGGCGGCGGCGATAATTGGTGTGCGTGGCATACCGGACAGGGGCAACGCTCAGCAGGCTTCTGCCTCGGGCGATACCCGCGCTGACGCCATTGCCCGCCACGCGCCCTGTCGCGGCCCTAGCGCCGCGAACGTGGGCAACGGTGAGTGTGTGTCCGCTGACCGAGCCAAACGCCGCTACGGCGGCCTGCGGGGCGGCCCGGTAGGGACGGTGACGGCCACCGGACGGGGCCGGCGCGGGAGCCGGGGGAGTGGGCGTGGAGCCGGTTCCATTCGCCGTACCCGAACTGGTGGTGTCGCCCGTGGTACTACCACTCAGGGCTGGAGCTCCGGTTGCAGTCCCCGTACTGGCTATCGTCGAGGTGACGATGCCGGTCATCGCCGGATATCCGAACGCAGCACCGACAGCCGATGTCAGCCCGGTTACTGTGCCGGCTCGAGCCGCAAGGCCGACGACACTTCCTGCGCTTGCTGTCTCTCCTGTGGCGCTGCCGACCCGACCGGCCTGACCAGCGACTGACCCGTCGCTCGTCGTGGCGGCTTGCACGGAGCCGTTGGCCTGCCGCGTGCCGGTCGCCTGCCCAGCGCTGCCGCTCAATCCGACAACCGTGCCGGATGCCTGTCGATATCCGACAACCGCTCCGCTTGACGTTGCGGAGCCGAACACGCTGCCCGCATACCCGACCGCGCCGGTAGCCGCCCCCGTGCTGCTGCTTACGCCGCTGACATAGCCGGTTCCAGCGCCGCCAAGGACGTTCTGATCAAGGACGCCCAGGGTGGCGCTGTCAAGCGTGAACAGCCCGGGCATGAGCTATGACACAGACTCAGACAGGTTCCCGCTGCTGATCGTGTAGGTGCCGGCGCTGGAGAACGTCTGTGATGTGTCCAACTGCCGAGACCCGTAGAACGTGCCTGATGTGGATGCCGACCAATACCCGATATAGGTGATGGTGGTGGAGGCCGGGACATCAAACACGATGTTCGCGTTTGATACGGCGCTGCCGTTGCTGGCCGCAGCCCACGAGATTGATTTACGGGTGTAGGAACCGCCCGTGACCTCGCTGCTGCCAGAGGCATTCGGCTCGGCGGTATGCAGGCTCGCGTAGGCGGCGACGCCAGTCAGCCCTCCGACGAGCGCGTTCTTGCCATTTGTGTTGAGCGCCATTACTCCTCCACGACAGCGGTGATATTGCCGTGCGCGTCACGCTCTATGCGCTTGCTTCTCGCAGGCGGCTCGGGGACGTTCACGTTGACGACAGGGGCAGGCAGTCCACGGATCTGTGCTCCGATAGCTTCGGCGAACGCCTCGGGGTCAAGATCACGCACTGGGTACGCGCCCGCCGGGTCCATTGGGTCAAAATTGCTCGCGGCCTGCAACTGGACGGTCGGCAGGCCCGTGTGGTCAATCGTCGGAAGTCCGACCACATCAAGTACCTGCTGGGGCTCAAAGCCCACCTGGATGAGCCGTATCGCGTTCATCACCCGGCGGTCGGTCTCAACCAAGTTCGCGGCCGTCAGGTTCACGTTGGCCAACGGCACCCGATGCTCGTCGCCACCATCAACGGGTGACAGATCCTCCAGGCGGCGGACATCATTGATGCTGAACGCGCCCATCTGCACGGCCGTGGAATACCCGGCCATTCGGGTGGAGAAGTCGCCACGCAGCAGGCCGTCCATGTTCATGCGGTAGAACGCATCACCGGGCAGGAGGCTGGAAAGCGCGGTCTCGATCTTTGACACATACGGGCGCAGCGTGTATTGGCTGAACTGGATCGCGTTCTGCTCAACGCTGGCATAGGACATAGAGCCCGGCATGTTCATCTGGAGCATGTGCGGTGGAATGCGGAAGATCCGACACACTTCCTCAACAGCGAACTGCCGAGACTCCAGCATTTGAGCCTGCTCAGGGTCAACACCGGTCTTGACGAACTTGGACCCGCCACCCAGCACGCCGACCCGATGCGAACGGCCCAGCCCACGATGCGACGCCTCAAACACAGACTTCAGATCAAGCGCCTGCTCCTTGCTGATCATCGCTGGGGTCTCGATGATGCCCGACGTGACCGAGCCCTGGCCAAAGAACCGTGACGCAAACTCGGTCAGGGCCTGAGCCATGCCGAGCGTGTCCTTCAACTCGTCAATCCGGCTGATGCCACGCAGCGCTCCGGGCTTCTTCAGCTCGGTGATGTGGAGCATGTCCTGTCGGTCAATGACCGTGGCGTGATTGTGGACGTACTCAATCTGCCCGTCGCGGTTGCGGCGCACCTCAATCATTGTCGGGTCGAGGACGACCAGCGCCGTCGGCAGCCCAGCATTCGGCCCCGAGGTTGCCCGATACACGCGGATGAAGGCATTGCCGTCCATCAGTAGCGATATCATTATCTGCTGAACAAACTCGTCCTTGCTAGTCCCAACGTCGGGGTTGTAGACCCACTCAGGCCGGGGGCGGTACGGCACCCGCTGGCCGTCACGGCGAATGAACGTGTCAACCGGCAGAGTGGAGATCGTGTCGGATAGCAGCCGCACCGCGGCGTACACGGCGGAGACCTTCAGCGCCTTGTCCTGATCCATCGGGACTCCGCTGGGGGTGCGGAACGCGATGTCCGCACCTGAGGCATACAGCGATTGGTAGGAGATTGCCCGCTCCTCGGAGCCGAGCCCCAGCAGCCTGCCCAGCATCAGCGGCCCTTCCTAACTGATTCAAGTGCCAGGCCGACCATGAGCAGCGCGATGCCACCGACAATGAGCCCAGCGGGCAGCGCAATCAGGGCGGCGCCGGCAGTCACGCCGATCAGCCCGAGCACTTGAAGGACGCTGCCCATGAACACTCCTAAGCGATGAAGAACGGCTCAGCCTCGGTGGGCTGGTCTTGAAATGTCATGGCGCGTTCCAAGGCCATGATGGAAGCCACGGCCGCGTCAATCTTGCGCGGGCTCGACTTGGTTTCCTTGTGAATGCGCACGCCGCGGGCGTCGGACTTCAGCACCGCGTTGGACACATGACGGGTGAGTATGGGATCGCCGCTGTGGGTTATCTGGCGCTCCAGCACCATCGTGGTGAACCGCTGCGTCGCAGGCGTCATGCGCGCAGCCGACTGCGGAAACTCCGTGACCGGCAGGCCCTCAGCCGCCAGCACCTCCAGAGATCGCGCCCACAGATGCGGGTCAGCGGTGATCTCTACCACCTGCCAGCGCAGACACGCCGTTCGGACCGCCTCCTCAACATCGAGGATCGGAACGGTCCAGTCAGTCACCCCCGGTGGTCGCTCCCATACGCCAGCGAGCTGCACATGCGGGAACTCCGACACCGACACCGCGGCAAGAGCTGTGGCATCCCGCGAATAGGAGCCGTCAAGCGCGAGCACGACCCGCTCACCGTCAGGGATCTCCCGCGCCGCCTGGCACTCATCCCACGCGGCCTGCGGAAGCCATTGCCCCTGAAGCGACACCGGGCGGTTGAACCAATACCGCTCCCACTCCGCAGGAGAAGTCTGCGGGTCGTCATACGATTCCGCGATGGCCTCAAGGTTCATCCACTCAGACGCCGGCCCATAGACCTCAGCCAGCCCCGAGAGGCGGTCACGCTTCTTCGACGCATCCCAGCGAGGCGACGCCTGCCGGTGGTCAAACAGCAGGCCGGCATCAGACACACGGCCCTCAGTCACGGCCTTCGCATACTCGTGCGTGC